CTTAACTATATTAGTTTAGAATTAAGCTAGGTTAAGTAGGTTAGCCCATGCATCAGATGGATCAGAAGTGATGTCGAAAGACACGTACTGAGTCTCTGGGTGGAAACCTGCCTCAACTAGAGCGAATCTAGACTTAACAGCAATCTTAGGAGCCATAGTACCTTCTGCGATAGTCTGTACTGATTCAGCCATTAGGTATGGCATGAATACTAGACCTGGAGAGTTACCGTCACCTTTTCTACCAACTGAAACAGCGTAGTCGTTCCAACCGATATTTGGATCAGTGTAGATATTGATACCTGCAACAGAACCAACTGGGTAGATAGCACCAGCAGCTTGAGAGATTGTGTTAGCCATTGGGTTTGCAACGAAACCAGCAACTGACTGAAGAACAGTAGCAACCTGTGGGCCTACGACCGCGAAGTTACCAGCACCTCTTCTACCTCTGTTAGCGATTAGGTTAGCAGCCGCTAGGATTTGAGATAGGATTCTTCTGTGAACAGAAGGAACAGTCTCACCACCAGCAAGTGCAGCTGCAGCTGGAAGAGTTAGATCTAGGTTACCAGCGCCTAGGGCAGCAGTAACGTTAGCAACACCTAGAGATGCGATGTTAGCAAGGATCATCTTGTTGATTGACTGAGTCAATTCGTTTGTTAGAACAGCCTCAACCTGAGCAACAGCGTCAACGCCGAATTGCTTAAGATCTTGAACTTGCTCTCTTGTCACAGCAGCAGCAACTTGGAAAGTCTCTGCAGCAACTGACTTAGAGAATAGAGATAGACCCATGATGTTCTCTGGAGTCTTCTCACCAGTAGCTCTATTGTATGGGCTAGCAGTAGCACCGATATTGCCAGAGAAACCTGGGATGTGATCTTCTAGAGCCTTAACTAGTTCTACTGTGAAAGCACCAGCAGTAGCAGCGTTCCAGTCAGCTTGTAGAGTAACGTCCTGTAGATCTGATGTAGACATGTAGATGCCTAGACCGTCGATTCTTGAAGTACCTAGGTATTTGTAACCAGCGTTAGTACCTAAAACTGCAGCGATATCAGCAGCACCTGCGTATGCAGACTTAAGAACGAATCTGTTCTTTTCGATTGCTACTTGTGTACCAGCAGCGCCACCGTCGTATACGAAGTCTAGGTAAGAAAGTAGACCCATTGGACCAGCCATAGGAACTACAGGAACTAGGTCTAGACCTACAGTTTGAGCAGCAACTTGCATTGCAAGTGGAAGTAGTGATGGAGACTTGTCGCCTGAACCGTCAGCAGCACCGTGTGAAGTTGGGAATGAAGCAGCGCCCATACCCTTTAGCATCATTGGCTGTACAGTGTATAGAGAAGCCTCTTCGTAAAGCTTGTGATTGTGGCAGTATTCTGACATCCAAGCTAGTTTGTTTGAATCTGAAATACCAGTAGCTGACTCGATGATTGGAGCCCAAGTTGCTCTGATTTCAGCCTCGTTAATTAGATTAGCCATTTTGAAATAGATTTTTTTTTGGCGTTTTGTTTGTTTAACTCGACATGCTTGAACGTTTTGCTTCTTCGTCCTTGTCGATTAGTCTATATATTCAGTTAATTTAATAGCTTTTTATTCTTTTTTTTGAAAAAAATAAAAAATACCTTTGTAATAACTGATTATGTTTGGTGGGGTTGTTAAAAAAGCCGGACCGAAGCCCGGCTTTTAACTATATAATTGTTTATTACTTCTTGAATCTCTTAGCGATTTGAGCCGCGATATCAGTTGTATCGTAACCGATTGTCTTCTTTGGTGCCTCTTCGACTTTAGATTCGTTAACTGTGATTAGTTTCTCCATAACTTGAGACACTTCTCTTAGGTCTCTTGTTTGCCAGAAGTTTCTAACTTGGTAAGGAGTTGACAACTTAACCATCTTAGATTGTGCAGTTAGTTGGTTTCTCTTAGCCTCAGATAGAGTGTTCCACAGCTCTTTGTATTCTGCTGGAGCAGCTTCTAGGAAGTAAGGAGTGGCTTGATTAGCAACTTCAACTAGAGCGCCTTCCATTAGAGTAACGATTTGTGACTCTGTTAGGTAACCTCTACCTTCAACTGCTGCAATAACTTTATTTCTATCAGCAACTTCTAGTTCGTTGAATTTAGCTTGAGTAGACTCAGAAACAAAGTTAAAGAAGTGTGGATCGTTTGTCTTCTTCTCAGTAGCTTTGTTGATTAGAGCAGATAGCTTTTCAGAGATCTCTTTCTTGTAAGACTCAACTGCGTCTTCCTCTTCGTCATCGTCAGCCTCTTCGCCTTCAGCTTCTTCGCCTTCAGCTTCTTCGCCTTCAGCTTCTTCGCCTTCAGCCTCTTCAGACTCTTCACCCTCAACTTCTTCAGACTCTTCGTCTTCAGCTTCTTCGTCTTCAGTGATAGCGTCGTCAGCCTTTGGCATTTCTTGATCAGCTGCATCGATGATCTTCTTATCATCTTCAGAGTTAACCTCTTCCATATCAGCTTCTAGGTCTTCTGCTTCGATACCAGCTTCTTCACCTTCAGCTTCAACTACTTCCTTAGCACCTTCTTCACCTTCGTCAGATGGCATTTCCTGGTCAGCAGCGTCGATGATCTTCTTGTCATCTTCAGAGTTAACTTCTTTCATATCAGCCTCTAGATCTTCAGCTTCGATACCTGCTTCGTCTTCAACAATTAGGTTAGAGTTGATAGTTTCAGCGATGTAATCAGCGTATTCAGAGATTGACTCGATGTTTTCTTTTAGATAGTTCAAGTACTTAGTGATGTTCTCGTTAGTAGTAACACCTTCGTTGTAAGATTCTGCCAAGTAATTAGCGTAATCCTTAACGTTGTTTACTGACTCAGCGATGTGCTCAGTGTACTCGATGCCTTGATCCAACTTTTCTGCCAAGTAGTTAGAGTATTCGATGTTACCATCTAGTTTTTCTGCAACGTATTCAGAATATTGAATACCTTTGTCAGCTCTTTCAGCCACGTATTCTACGTACTCTGTCAGAGCTGTCATCTTCTCTTCAATAGTATCAGTAGAAACGCCTGCTAGAGCCTCTTTTAGCGACTTGATTTCCTCAGCAAGGTAGGCAGAGTACTTGTTGAAATCTTCGACCGCTACAAATCTAGCTTTGTTTTCCATGATTTGATTATCGTTATTTTCGATTTTATTTTCTAGTAGGTCGGCTTCGCCCTTGATCTCATAAATTTGGATCAAATCGTTAGCATCTAGACCGTATGATTCGTTAACTCTAGCAAGTTCAGCGTTTTCAAAGCCTGGATCTGCAACTAGATCATAAGTGAATAGTTGCTTGATTTTAACTTTACCGTCTGACTCAACCACACCAGCAGCTCTTGAAGAGATGTGCAATGGAATACCGGAATCAACTAGTGCTTTTGCTTGGCGACCTGCATCAGTATCTAGAAGTCTGATACGACCTCTGATTTGCTTTGACTCTTTATCAAAGTAAAGCTCTTCGATAACGTGTGAAACGTTCTTCAAAGAGATGTCGAATTTTTGCGGGTGGTCAAGCTCGCCAAGTAGTTTTGACGAATTAATTTTTGCCTGTAGAGACTCGATCTGAGGTAGGTACTCTTCAGCTGTGTAGATACGATTGTTTCTATTCTTCTTATCTAGCTCGCCAAAAACACCCTCAAGAACGTAAGCACCGCCATCCTGTTTGAATGACAGCGTATTAGATGATCTCTCAAGGATCAATAGATTATGTTGACTCATGAATCTTTTACTATGTTTGTTTATATATCCGGCTTAAAAAGCGAAAAAATCAATTTTATAGGTTATCTAGTTCGTCCTGGATATCTCCACCAGCATCCACACCTTCACCGCCTTCTTCTTCTTTCTTCTCTTCTTCCTTTTCTTTCTCTTTCTTTTCAGCTTCTAGTTCATTCCAGTGAGCCTTAAGTTTAGAGATGTCTTCTTCGGAAAATGCAGTTTGACCAAATTTGTCGTACATTTTATCAACTGCCTCTTCTTCTGTTTCAGAAGATACAATGATACCTAGAAGTTCTTCTGAAGAGATTTCGGTGCCATCGTGAGTAGTCATATCGTTAATGACAATATCTGACTCTTCACCAGCTTTGATCGCTTCTTCGTTAGTTTCAGCCGCTTTATTAGAAGCAAACTGTTCAAAGGTTAATAGTTTTTTCATAGTCTATTTATCTGTATTAAATGCCTAGACCGCCGCCCTGGGCGCCCATGCCGAATGGATCTTCCGGTTCGTTACCAGCATCCTTAGCTTCTTTACGCTTCTTGTAAGCATCGTTGGCTTCGCGATCGTCCGGTGACAGTTTCAAGTATCTGTCAACTAAGAAGTCTAGATCAAAGTAAGGTGTTTCTGACATTGTAGCTGGATCAGAAATTGATAGGTTGTTCTTCATGTTACTGATGAAGTCAGCTCTACGCTCCATGATTTCCATCTGCTTCAATTCAGCAAACATGTTTTCTTCGTTAAATCTTAGGGCGATTTGTGTTTTGAATGAAGCATCGTCCGTGAATTCAGGATACTTCAAACACATTTGAATGTACAACGGCTTGACTAAGATTTCCTGGAAAGCAGAACGCAAACGTTTGATGAACTTAGCAAACTTGATTTCGTCTCTGATCATGCCGTCGGCCGCTAGGTTAAATTCACCGCCGCCATCTTCGTACATGAATCTGTTGTAAGGAATCTTAGATACCGACTTCAGTTTGTCTGAGAAGTATTTTAGTGCATCCGTGTCCGATAGGTCTGGTCCATCGCCACCAAGAGTTTCGATCTCTGGTGATTCACCCTCTTTAGAAGGCAACCAGTATTCCTTGTTGAACTGCATCATAGGCTTACCGTCAGTAGCCAGTGTACCTGATTCCCAATCGAAGTCAACCACTTCCTTGTAGTTGTTCATCAATTGTGCAAGAGACTGCTTAGCTCTTGTCTTTGATTTACCACCCATTGGAATCACAAACTTCATTCTAAATGAAGCGTTAGTCACAGCCCAGATAACTCTGGTGTGTTCCATGATTCTCATTAGGTTAAATGCTCTAATCAATCTCTCAACATAAGAAACTCTTGATGCTGTTGTGATTGATGAGTATGAGATATAAATGATCTGTGAGTCGTAAAGAACTCTCTCTTTGATAGGATCGTCCTTGTATTGAATCCAAACTTTTTTACCGTCTTCTTTATTGTAACCTGGCATTAGCGTCACAGGATCCAATTCTTTGAAGCCGATAATTTGTTTTTGATCTGGTGAATAAATGATTTCAAACGATAGATAACCGTCAATCAAGAACTTTCTAAAGAAGTACCAAGCTGATTGGTCTGTGTTAAAACCAAAATACTGGTAGATCTCTCTAAACGAACGCTTGAAGTATGCGTCAACATCGTCAGAGACTTCGTAACCTATGATGTCAGGGTAACAGAAGAAGTTCTTTTCGTCGTATACGACTGTTTCGTCACACAAGATATCAAGAATGTCTTCGATTTCGTCGTGAATCGCAAAGCGTCTCAGTTCGTCTCTCTTAACAGTATAATTCTTGTCGAAGAAAGGAATCTGCTTGCGCATGTTAGTGTCGGTCATCGACAATGCTGCAAACGCAGAATAGATGTCGTCGTTATCAACACCCATTGGATTGATCTGACCGTATCCTAATGCTGCTTCAGTTGGACCAATACCCTGAGACTGGCGAAGAACCAAATCATCATAGTACATGCCGAAAGACGATAGCCTTTTTAAGCCATCACTCAGCGTGAAAGGTCTTCTACCCGTTGAAAGGGGACCGTTTCTGTTCTCTACAAATCCTGCCATGATTAAAAACTAGTTTCTCGTTATATATCTTATTTTTTGAAGTAGCTGGAGAACTGTCTCCTAACGCTCTGTATTGTTGAACCCTCCAACTGAATAAAATCGCAAAGAGCAATTCTCCACCAGTTCTCGTAGGATACTACAGCTTGTTTTGTTTTTCTTTGTGGTATGTACTGTCTAACTGCAAAACCAAATCCATAACGGTTCAAATAATTCTTTGCACCGGAATAAGAAAGGCTCAATGGGGCTTGCAAATCTGCTTTCAATTGTGCCCTAGTTGTTCTTGTCTTAATCTGTCCTGCCATGCGACTATAAATGTCATCAAGCAACTGTTCTTTGATTTTGATAGGTAGCAAGTTTAAGTTGATACCACAGTCGTTTGTACCTACCGGATCAAGGGCCAGTATAATTGGATTTCTGTCCCACCAGTCTAAATCTTCAATTGTCTTTGGGTTGTCATATCTAAAGACGTAGATTTTACCGGGCATGAATCGGGTCGCTGAACTCTTGACCACTGATCCGTCTTGAAAGTTGTTCAAGGCTGCAGTGTACCACTTCTCAGAATCTCTTCGAGCATTGGCTTTTGAACCCGATTCCTTTACGGCCTTACTGATGCTTTTCTTGATGTCTCCCATTACTTAAGTGAGTTTTCTGTCATGACGACAAACTTCCAGCCCCGATCGTTAGCATACTTTTGAGCCGCTACATATTTATCTCGATTTGTAATGTATTGCTCGGCCAAGTATTTGTAATTCTCAACTGCTTTGCGGGAATTGGTCTTTGGCGGTTGAGGCTTTTTGATGTGGGATTCTGGTTTGACCTCGACCAACATCTGTGCGTGTGATCCGTCGTTTTGCTCAACTGTGATATAAAAATCAGGGTTGTATGTGCGAGCTTTCTTTTGAATTGAAGACCAATACATGATCTCAACCGGTTCGCTAGACCAGCGAATAACCCGTTCGTTCTTGTCGCACCAAATCATAAACTTACGTTCCCAAGAGGATCTAAAAATAATAGGTTCAGGACCAACATACTTATCCCGATTGATAGGATTGTAGTAGCCCTGAACATATCCAGATTTTTTAGTTGGTTTGACCCTTTTGATTGACATTAAATTGTGTAAATGCCTCCGTCGTGGTCGTTATCACTGTAACCTTTTCTGTCCAACGAAAGAGTGTTCTTGTATTTCTGTGGGTGAATCTTGTTCCAACCCTTAGCATAACCCCGCTTTGCGATTTCGGTAAAGTATGCAAAAGCATTTGGATACTTTGGATTGAAGTTACGCCAGTACTTCAATAGGTCCAACAGTGCAAACTGTAAACAATCGTCGCGATCGTCGTCGTTAACATATTTCATCTTAAGAATGGCCCTTTCAGCCAATAAAATTAACATTTTTTCAGCCGTAGGTGTTAGTTTATCCTGTTCCTTAGATTTCACGATCTCGGCGTAAAGATCTTTGTTATTTAAGTAGTTTTTTGCCACGATTACAGTGTGTGTATCATTTGATATTCTATTATACGAACAAAAGGCCGGAAAGTTTAATCTTTCCGACCTTTTATTAACAATAGTAACTTAAACTTACAGGGTTGCTCTGTGCGAAGAGATTTCTTCTTCGAACTTCTTGATCTCACCTTCGATTAATGCATCAGCAGCTTTAATCTCTTCGATTGATCTGTCAGCGTCGGCTAGTAGGCCCCTCTGGTCCTTTAGGAAGTGAACCATTTCAACCAACTCATCGATCTTCTTTAGAACCACAACTCTTTCAGCTGCTTCGCCTTCTAGAGACTCAGCCAAAAATTCAGTTGCGTCTAGAGCAGTCTTCTCAGCTACAAGCTCTAGAGCTGTGTTAGCTGTGTTTACCTTATTAAACCTTTGAACCCTTGTAGACTTATTAAATGTAGTTGCATACACGTTCTCGTCTAGCTTGAATAGGTCAACTGTGTTTAGTTTGCCTTCAAAAGTTTGGACGAAATCAAGTACGATGAACTTATCGCTGTTGTTAGCAGCTTCGACGAACAATTCTGCCGTACGCTTGTCTGCGTAGTTAACAATACCTGCAGCCATAACATGATTAACAAAAGACTCTGCAAGAATCTCAGAATTTCCCAAGTAGAACTTAGACTCTTCGATGTTGTAGATCATTCTGTTGATGCCGTGGTACCAAGTAATGTTGTTGTCGTTGAACTTGAACGTATTCAATGCTTCAACCAATGCAATGAATTGGGCTGGCAGAGTGCCCTCAGCCTCGTGCATTTCGTTAGTTTCGATATTAACGATGTAAGCTACATCTCTAACTGAAACTAAAACTTCGTTTTCGTTAATTTGAAATAGTGGGGAAATAATCATCTTAAACGTGATTTATTTTATTCTTCTTTATATATCTGTTACAAATCGTTGCGATCGATAATATCTTTGTCGACCAGATTGCTGGTTCTATCAATCTTTTGGTTTGGAACTTGTTGAGTCAAATACGCTTCGATCTCGAACATTCTGTTACCGATGTGCATCTCAGTATCAAACTCAAACGATGGAATGAATGAGTTAACTTCAACCGAAAAGGTGATTTTATAACCTTCTTTGGAGTCGAACGTAAACTCTATCGGTCTTTCAAGACCGTAATCTTCTGGCATTGCATAGTATGAGGCTATACGGTAAGTGCCCTGGTTCAAGTGTCCAACTTCAACGTTAAAATAGTTTGACTTGTACAACCTCTTAATGATCATTTCGGTGATTTTGAAGTTGTCAAGTTGAGAAGATGTAATGATTTCAATGTCGAAGTTGATTGTGATCGGAATCATTTCAAATTCAGCGGTGTAACCTTCCATGGCGCCGTTTTGATTCATCTTAGCATATTCGCCTCTGGTTCTTTTATTAACCAGCTTCGATGCATCGATCGACATGCCTGTGAAGTTTGCAACACCTCTTGGTACCACATCATAATTACCATCAGCCTTCAGATCTTCCGGTGTACACCCTAAACCGTCTTTGGTCAAGAACAAGAAGTTGTCTCTCAAGAAATCCTCGTCACCTGCCACGGCATAATAGAACGGCACATCGACCTCAACACGTGTGTCGTTATCCAATTGGCGGTAGAAGAACACCTTGTTGTTTAAGTCTGCTAGCAGACCAATGATGATGTGTCTTACGACGCTATCGTCCGCGTTATATTTAACGTTATACGTTGCCATTAGGCTTCTGTATTTTCCTCTTTTTCGTCTACAATTTCTATTTCTTCTTCTTTCTTAAATGCAAACGCACACTCAGCGCAGCACATACCGTTACTGTGTTGAACTGGAATCGGTTGAAAGAAGGCTGCAAGCGCAGCAAAAAACAAAGAAATAGCTTTGATGACTTTCATATCCTATATATCGTCTTATTCGATAGTCTCTATCTCGAACTTAGAGAACCCGTTGTCTCGATATATTTGTAGCTTCTTATCGAAGATTTCGTGTGGCAATACAGAGTGATTGATAACGAATGTGTTGATCTGATTCTCTTTAATGACTTGAGAAAGAATCTTCAAGATGTTGTAAACACCATCGGCATCAACTGAGCTTAATAACTCATCAAGAAATAACAGGTTCAATTGTGGGAATCGAAGTTTCAAG